AGGCGTCCTATTGTTGTATCCAAGATTAATAAGGGTGTGAGTATCTCGGCACAGCCTCTAATTGAATTAGAAAAAGCACTGAATCAAGCGGGAGTTGTTCCAAGATCATTTGTTGATTACAATCGTAATTTCTTGATTGGACGGGCATATGCTCTAAATGATGGTGTAGCAAATCTAAATAATAAATCTAATCAGTTACAATTATTCTATAATGAAACTACTGCTGCTGGTGTAGACCAAGCACCGGAAAAGGATAAACTCTTATTCTGCTTTGTATTCCATATTCGCAGAGTGTCAATCCGTGGGGATTCGGTGAGTGTCACATTGTAAACCGAAGATATCTTTTATAATATAAAAAAACCAAACATAATTTAAGTATTTTCTATGTATCTTTTTTTATTTTTTATTTTAAATTTATTTTATGTATATTAATATATAAAATGAGTCGCAAGTATTTAAACGTTCAGCCCAATAATGTTCCCGCCTCCGGTAAAGTCTCTCATGCTCGTGGTAATCCAATTCTTACTGTAACCCTTGGTCGCCAAGATGCTATGTTAGATTTATCGTCTCTTCGTCTGTCGGGTGATTTCAATATATGGAGAAATGCTGCTGGAACTGCTCACCCCGAAGAAGGTTTAGGAACTGAACTACGTGCCTCCCATAAACTCGGTGTTTACGCTGCTATCGATCAACTAGTTTTTCGCCACGCAGAAACTAAACAAGTAATTGAACATATTAGACACTATGGACGATTTATGAGTTCATATTTGCCGACAATGGCGGGAACCCAAGACACGGCGGGACATCTATCTAAGACTGCTTTAATTATGCCTAATTATCAATCGTTCCGTGATAGTGTTATTCGTAATACAAGGAACTCGGTTTTCTGTATCCCTCTCCCTTCGGGACTTACCCTTGGGGTTTCTAAACTACCATTAGATAAAGTTCCTCTAGAAATTGAAATCCACCTCGCCCCCGATAGTCAGTTCTTTTATTCTAGTGATGCTCTAACTGCTAATATTGTTAATGCTTTCTATGAATTCTCTAATCTTGAAGTTACTTGTGAAGTAGAAACTGGTGTATCATCTCCGGATACTGGTGTTTTAGAATTTAATTCTATTACTTCATATTTCTCAACTCTTGAATCTAGCAATTCTATTATTAATTTCAATCTTGGATTATCTAAGGTTCTTGCTTCTTTTGTCAATTTCGTCCCCGCAAATTTCATTAATAACCTTTCTCAAGATGGTTTCCTTACGTATATGCCTACATTAAAACCTAATGCTGCTGGAACCGGTGATGGTGGAGTGGCTAACCTTGAAACAATTTCTTTCCTCCGTAATGGTGAACGTTTCCCATCTTCATTTGAGGTTGAAAGTGTTTATGATGCTACTACTAATGCAACTTCTGTTGTTGATCCTCAAGTTATTAAAGGTTTCCTCAATTCTATTATTCCGGAAACACAGCACACACGAACTTCTGCTTCTCCACTAACAACTAACCGCAATTTCACGGGTAATCAGAATGCTCTCACTGGTTATCGTTTTATGCCCGATACTGGTGCTGTTTATGGTGTTGGTGTTCTCTATGATATGTTAGATAGTGAAGGTGTTGATTTCTCAAGCTCTCAGTTCTCTATTCAGATGAAGAACGGACTCGTCGACCAAAATCCTATCTCTGCATATCTATTCATCAAGTCCAAAGTTGTTGTAGCATGGTCTAGTGAAAGGGGAGTTGAGGTAGTTGTTTAGATTGTTTAAATGTTTTCTATGTAATTAATTTTTTAATATTTTATTTTTTTAAATTTTTATATATTTAAGTTATATAAAAATGGAAACAACTTATACTGATAGTTTTGAGGATGATGAGTTTGATGATACGGCTTATGTGAATACGGGTGGTATTGGTGCTTTAGAGATGAAGAAAGCACTAGAGATGCGGAAAGCACTTGCTAAACAAAAAAAATCATCTAAAGAAAAAATGGCGGAAGAGCAAGGGCGAATTCCCGACCTAATCAAAATTGGTGCTATTCCTACTGAATACGGACAGAAATTACATACTGACGTAATTGACCCTTCTACGTTTTCGCAAAGACGAGTTCGTTTTACTCTTTCTCGTGTTGCCGGATTCCTTCATTCAAATTCCAAGGTTACTCTTGCGGTAACTCCTCTTGCTGGAGTTTCTAAAGGTTTCTACCCTCTTAATGTTGGTGTCTCGCAGTTGATCCAAACGGCTCAGCTTTCTATTGGTAATCAAGTTGTTTGCTCTGTTGATGATTACAATCAGTTCCACGCATATCAGTCTATGTTTATTTCTAATGAAGATAATAAGGAGAGAGAGCAGTTCTTGTCGCAGAGGTGTATTTCTCATATGCCCGTATATGACGACCGCACGGCAAATGTAACGGATAAACCTCCTAACTCTGCTAAAAAGATTGGTTTAGATGTTGGACGCAATCCGGTTGTTGCTGCTGCTGGTGGGGCCGGTGCCTTCGAACTTCTACCATTTATGCATCAAGATGGAACCTCGGCACAGACTATTAGTGAAGCACCAGTATATTCGGTATATCTAAGTGATCTATTCCCCTTCCTTAAATTTAATCAGCTTCCTATGTTTATGTTAGACCAAGAGGTTCATATTGATTTAACTTTCGTTGATGCTACAACTAGTTTAAGTGGTGGTGTTAAATCTCAGCGTCTTTGCGTGAATGGTGGAACTGGTGGAGCGGGTGATGAATCAGCATTCCAAGTAGATGAAAGTGAATGTAAATTAATTTATGATAGTATTACATATGATGGAGATATTATGGAGAAATACGCACAGCAGAATCCTAAATTAACTTTCCAGTATGCTGATTATCGCCTCACTAAGAGGACTGGTGTTAAGAATGCTGGTGCCGGAACGGATGATTTCGCATCGCTTGTATTGCCGGTTGGTGCTAATGGTCGTCTATGTTCTAAGGTCATTTTCGGTCTTCAGTCTAATGCTAACTTTGTATCTAAATCTCTACTTAATGGAACAACAGCCCATGGTGATAATGGACTAGCATACAATCTTTTATACAATGATCGGTTTGAATTTAATGTTGATCGTGCTAACTCTGCTCTTCAGTTCTCAACTACTCAAGCAGCAGAAGGTCAAGTTCCTATGGTTACTCATGATGAAATTGTTAAGAGGTCTACTGTTTCAAGCATTACGGATGAAACAATGGAAGGTCTTATTCAAGGAGCTATTGGGACTGGTGTTGAAGAATTGTTTAGGTGGAATGCGATACGTCCCAATAAAGGTGAACGTGTTAATAGCAAGGGTATGGATTTACATTACAAAATTCCTACTGGTCTTGCTGATGGAACATATACTCTCCGAGTTTATGTTGAACTTCTCAAGGTTGCTACAATTGAAGGAGGAAGATTCGCGTGCTATTTCGCATAAATTTTTTTCTAAATTAAGATATAAATGATTGGAGAACCTTTTAATGGATTTTATAAAATCTGTGATAAATGTAATAAGTGGAAATTTAAATATCTTGAAGAAAAAAAGAAGTATGAGGATCTAAAAAAATGGACTGAAGAATTATTAAAATCCAATACTGAATTATTAAATAAAATTCAAGAAGGTAAAATACAATAATCTAACTTTTTCTCGTTTTTTTTAATTTAAAAATAATCTATTTTTATAGTATAAATATGAAAATAGATTCAAGTAATCCAAGTGAAGAAATCCAAAAGGCAAGACCTAACATCAAGGCAAACACAGTTAAACAATATGAAGTTAATCTCAAGAAATTACAAAAGATATATGATACCGATGGATATAGTTTTTTATCGAAACCGGATGATGTAATGGACAAGATTAAGGATCTTCATTATCTAAGTCAACGTAACATATTAAATGCGATTGTTGTTTTATTAATGGCTCTCAATAGTGATGAAAAGTATGATAAATTATTAACAACTTATGGAGAACTAAGGGATGAATTAAATGATAAGTATAGCGATGAACAAAAGAGTGGAGTTATTAGTGATAAGCAATCTAAGAATTTCACAACCACGGAGGAGATATTCAAGATGATTAATGATATGGCTGAGGACTTAAAACCTCTAAAAAAGAAAAGTAAAGATGATTTAACTAAAAAAGAAATGCAATTATTACAAGCATACACTTTATTTAATATTTATTCAAGGATGCCGATGCGTAATGATGTTGCTGGTATGACAGCAATTAATCAAGCAGCATACAAGAAGTTAAGTGAGGATGATAAAAAAGAAAGTAATTATTTAGTTGTTCCATCCAAGGGACAACTTTATTTCGTATTAAATCAATACAAAACAAGTAAGAAGTATAAGGAGTTAGATTTACCGATTGAAGATCCCAATCTAAGAAAGATATTAAGATATTATCTCAAGATGAACGGCACCGGAGTCTTATTTAAGACATCAACGGGTAAACCATTAACAAGAACCGAATTGAGTAAGGTTCTTCTTAAGTATTCTAAGAAGTATATGGATAAGTCAATATCGACCACACTTTTACGTAAGATATATCTAAGTAGTAAATATGGTAACATGAAAGAAGAGTTGGAGAAAGACGCAAAAATGATGATGCATTCTAAAGAAGTAGCATTAAATACTTATGTTAAGAAGGCTCAAGATTAATTCTTTTCAATTAATTTAGATTGACTTTTATATTTAGAAAATAATGCTTTCCAAGAATCATTCATAAACTTAATTATTTTTTTTCTTTCTTTCACGTCATCAACATCTTCTATTCTATCCATAAATTTATCTTTGGTGGATTCTAAATCTTTATCCATAGATTCCTTAAAAGTCATTCCCAACGGTTCTTTATCGCTTTTATCACTTATTCTTTTTTTGATGAAAGTTTCAAGTTTACTTAATTCCTTTTCTAATGATGTCATTATCTTTTTTACTTCTCCCGATTCTTCTTTCTTTTTTAATATTATTCTTTTTCCATATTCACTAGTTCCTATAAGGTTTTGCTGAATTTGTAAATCTTTTCCAGCATTCTTTTTTTCTAAAACTTCCACACGTCCTACTTTTCCTTTTTCCATACCTTCTAGCACAAGATTTATTAAGTTTATTCTATCATAACCCGAATAATCCGGATATTGTTTTCTTATTGCTTCTCTTACCATTTGATTTGTTGGGTTTTTAATAATTTCTTTTTGTTTCTTACTTCTAAAATTAATTTCTAATTTAGTATCAGTTTTTTTCTTTGGTTCTTCTTTCTTCTTAGGTTTATCTTCAGTTCCAACGCCAATAGAAACACTCTTGGGTTTCGGTTTTGGTTTCGCTCTCTTTTTCTCCTCTTCAACTGCTTTCTTACGAATAACTCTTTCTTGTTTCTTTTTCTTCTCTGCTTTCTCTGCCTTCGCTTCAACTGCTTTCTGTTGTTGGAGAGCAGTCTTGGGTTTAGGTTTAGTTAATTCTTTTGCTTTATCTAATGTAACCTTAGGTCTCCTTGGTCTATCCTTTTTAGAATCAATAATTGCTTTCTTTTTATGATCTACCTTGTAGCCTTTACCTTCAATCAATTTAATTAATCCTTCTCTATCAGTCCCAGCGGGTATTTTAATAGAAACAAGTATATTGTGAGCCTTAATAAGTTTTCTCAATTCAGCACCAGTCAATTCACCTTTAGGAGCCTTTACCATTTATAAGTCTAATAGATAAAAAAAATATCTTTATTAAATTATAAATGTTAGTTGATAAATCTCACTCTAAGAAAGATATTGTAAACTTGTTTAAGAAACATGGTGTAATCTTGGATGATAAATTAAGCAAGTGTAATATAGTAAAGAATATCGAATCATATATAAAAGATTTTAAATTTAGTGATAAGATCAAGGATGAAACTGAATTGAAGGATTATTTAAAAAATACATCACCGAAACAGCGACCGAATACAATGCAAAAAAATGATATTATGTTTAAGGCGAAAAAGATAATCAAGTGGGCTAAGAATGATTATATTTTTAATGGGGCAACATATAAGAACGATGTAGAACCTTATCAAGATATTATGAGTATTTATATGTGGGGAGATTTACCGAGTGTGAGACGTGCATGTAGAATGTATAACAATAGTTTTTATTGTAAGAATCATATTAATCCGGTAATCACAGCGGAGATTGAGGAGGAGTTAAATAACAATAAATTTATTAAGTCTCAAGTCATTCATAACTTACAAGTAAGAAGAACAAGTAAAGAAGATCCCATATTGATTGTATTTGATTAATATGTCTAAAATTGCAAGAGCATCAAAAAAGTGTATAAGAAAATTAAATTGAAATGTCTTTTAAAAAAGGATTATTGCTAAAATTGACATATGCGTTTTTATCTATAAAATTATTTTCTAAATAAAGGTATAAAAATGGATTATAAGAAACAACAAGAGGATTTAGAATTCGGTTTTAGAAGTGAAAAAGATACTCATGAATATTTAGAGAGTGTATTTGGTAAGTTAATGAATACTAAGGATAATAGAGAGATGGGTAATTATTTTGAGTTCGATAAGTATAATGATGATTATTTTATTGAAATGAAAACAAGGAGAATCAAGCATAATCAATATGAATCATTATTTTTCGGTGTTAATAAATTAGATAAGGGGGATGAGTTATTAAAGGAGAATCCAAATTTAAGGATCTTTTATCTGTGGCGTTGTAATGATGGGGTTTTCTATTGGAAACATAGGAGTAGTGAATTTAAAATTGAAAGGCGTGGTAGAACTGATAGGGGCCGGCGAGAAATTGATTTTTGTGTAGACATAAAACAAAAATTTATTAAACCATTAAAAAATCTATTAGATTAATAAATGGTTGAAAAAGTTAAGATCACTTACAAGGGTGAAAGTAAAATGGTGCCTAAAAATTATTTAGGTAATCTTAAAGGTTATGATAGACAGAAGCAAATTAAATCTATCTTTGAAGGAACATTTAGACCAAAGACATCAGCAAGACCCAGACAATCAAGTTGGACAGTTAAATTTAATAAGAAGTATGGAAAACAATTAGATGAAATGAAAGGAGGAAGAAGTAAAAGAAATATAGCAAAAGTAACTGGAATACCTTTTAAAGCAATTGATGAAGTTTTCAAGAAAGGTGAGGGGGCATATTATTCAGCGGGATCAAGACCTAACCAAACTCCACAATCTTGGAGTTACGCAAGAGTTTATAGTTATATATTAGGAGGTAATGCAAGAAAAATAGATTCAGCTATTACTAAAAAATATAATGTTAAGTTTTCTTCTTAGGCATAATTAAATATCCGTTTTCATTATCATTCTCAATACCTTTTAATTTAAGTAAAGCCAATAATGAAAATAAAAATAATTCGTGATCGTCTCTTCTAATCCCTTGTTTATTCTTTTTTCTTTCATATATCTTATCACAGAAAATGCGATAAGATTTTAACTGTAAATTTATATTGATATTCTTTGTAATCATAGAATCTAAAATAAATCGTTCTCCAAGTAATTTATATTTTTCAAATGGTTTATTTTTACTCAAGGGGAATGAACTGATAAGCAATCCTTTGTAATATAAGTTGAGTGAGCCTTTTGATCCATTATAGATAGTCATTTTCTCTATATATTAAGTATAGATATTATATTTTTAAGTATATAATCTATTATTATACCACTTAAAGAGATTTTAGATCTAAAAAAAAGAATAAGTTTTAAAACTTATTCCTAAAAAATTCCTTTTTAGCACTTAAAGAGGTATAATATTAGATTAGTTTAAGATTTTATTATATTATATCAATTAAAATATTGATATATATTATTTATGAGACTTAATGATCTTTATTCTGGAAGTTGGTCTCACATTAATCTCGGTGGTCGCGATGAATTACCCGATGATTACAAGGAAGAATATTTTTATGAAGACAGCAATTATTTTAGTGATCCATTTGAGAAAGGTTATGATTCACCGAAGCCATTCGGGTTGAAAAGGTCGGCAAGTGAAGAAGACATTAAAAAGAAGTATAGGGAACTTATCTTGAAGCATCACCCCGACAAGGGGGGAGATGAAGAAAAATTTAAATCTATTCAACACGAATGGGAGGAATATAATAATGAATATTAACATATATCATTTTCTTCTAATTCATCCTTGATGAATTTAATTATAGAGTTACGTTGAGATTGTTTCTTGATTGTCCCCACCTTCTTTAATAGTTGAGAGAAAATCTTATCTACAATTTCATTCAAGGAGTATTCACCTTCTTCATATTCTTCTAGATGTTGGCTGTAATCATAATTATCACAGAATTTATCAATCGCATTGTCATTTACATATTCATCTACAATTACGGGTTTAGTTTTCTCATACACTTCCTTGATCATCTTAATCTCTTCTTTTTCATCAATCTTCTTTACTTCAATCTTCTTGGGCTTCTTGGGTTGAATCTTAGGCTTTTCTATAATGACTTCTTCTTCCTCTTCTTCATCATCGCTATAATCACTATCATCATATAACGCTTGATAAGGGTCTTCGGTTGGTTCTTCTTCTACAACCTTACCCGCTTTTAATGATTCAATCTCCTTATCCTTCTCTTCAATAATCTTATCCTTCTCTTCAAGAAGTTTCTTGAGTCTTTCAATCTCTTCATCCTTTTGAATGGGATCCATAACCGGTTGAGAGTTATTCTTCTCCATCTCTAATAACCAATCCTTCTGTTTAGAAATATAAAAATGAATCTTTCTTAGACGCCAATTATTAAATGCCTCATATTTAGCGGTGTGAGTTTCACCATTCTTAATCATTCTCTTTATCTGACTTTTAAAACTAGCCTTCGCATTAGGAGTCTTGAATTCTTTTGTATTTACATATTCATTTAATACCTTGTTTAATCTCTTAGAGTGAATTTCATAATCTTCATCTACGGGAGTTAGACTGTAATAGCCGTGGATTTCATCATCAGTTAAGTTTACGTGATTGTGGATTGATTTAGGAATTGAGATCATTGTTTTTTCTATACTTTAACTTATAAAATAATCTTTATATCCTTTTGTCTAAAATTGCCATTCTTGCTAAAATTGCCATCTCTTAAAATAAACACCCTTGATGATTAGAGAGCAATATGATTATTATTCTTGTTATTGCTAAAATTGACATACTTAAAAATCGGAAAAATTAAATTTAATATTTTGATTTCTTTTTACTTGTTTTTTTCTTATACCCTTCAAAAACCTTTTCGGGTTTTATCTTCTTATCATCATCTAAATCCTTCTTGATATTAAGTTGAATCTTATTGTGATCGGTAATTGGTTTCACATATATTGATTTCTTTTTAGGCATTATAATAATATTAATTATTTTTTTTTGGGGTATAAAAAAATATATTATATAATTATAAAATGAGTTTAGTTATTACTTCTAATGTGGGACAAGAGAATAATCCCCAGATGTCTAATGCTTTCAAGCCTTATTCGTATCAGAATAGGTTATTGAATACTATGAAAATCCCTCCTAATAGTGAAATTGCATTGCAGAGTGCTAAAATTAATAAGAATGGTTTATTTGTTCTTACAAGGGGTAATAGTGGTTTCTGTCATTATTTCGGCACACCAGTAGAAGATCTACATAATGATAATATTGAGAATTCTACAACTGTTCCCTTTCGTGGTGTTATTGGCTCCGGTGAAGCATTTAGAGCGGGAGATGAAAGGAATGAAGTTAATATTGCTGATATGGTAGGACAAATCCAAAAAGGTATGAATCAAGCAGTATTTCATCCTTCTTTAATTAATAGTGCTACTACTTCTAATTTAGCGGTTACTGCTGCTTATGATAGTAGTAGTGAAGTATTTGAAGGATTTAAATTTGCTGCTGTCCAACAAACTGCTAAAACAACTCGTGCTGCTAAAGATATTGTTTTTACTCCTATTAATAAAAATGATGATGGTGTTACTTATGGTTCGGGACAAGTTGATGGAGTTATTACTTCAACAACTGAAGGAGGTTTTTACGCTCAAAACAGAGAGTATCCAATTTCTCAGCAATCCGGAGAATGTATTTTTGATATTAAAGATTGTAATGTTGCGGGTGCTGAATGGATGGTTGGTTTATCTAGAATTAATCAACCGAGAGATACTGCTGTTGGAGATTTTGCTTATCGTCCCGACTATTTTTCACCTCCCGGAACAGCAGCATTAAGAGAAGGTGTATTTGTTAACGGTCAATTGTGGTATAATGATATTTCGGTCGTTAGATTTGGAACAGAATTGAAGGTTTTTCAATCGGGATCAAGGACAGCAATAGCTGGTGGTTCTGCTAATTATGTTAATGAAGTAACTTATTATGGAGCATGGAACGCTAAATTTAATACTCAATATGATATAGGAGGGAATGCTAAGAATTATGAAAAAGTTAAGTTTGTATTAAAAAATGAAGAATTACAGATATATTTAATTGATGATAAAGCAGCAGAAGATTTACTATGTGATTATACAACTTTAAGAGCAGCGGGGGCTGTTAAAAATCAATGTTTAAATCCAGTAAATGCTGCTAAATGGGCTATGTATCCGGTATGTGCTTTAGCAAGTGTTCCCGGAGCTGGGGGTGCAGCTGTTGGTAAAAGTATCACTCTTGATAGTATTCAACATTATACAGCATATCCTAAATATGATGAAACTAAATATTTTAATTATGATTGGTGGGGTTGGTCTCAACAATATAATCAAACTGTATTCTGTAGAGAATTAGAATTGAGAGATTGGAATAATTTTAGTAGAACAACTACTAATCATGGTGTTGGTGCTATTGGTTTACTTGCTCCAAAAGGTATATCGGGAACATCAAACGTTTTAACTGATTATAGTAGTATAATCATCACAGCAAGAAGCGATGCTTATGGAAGAGTTAATACTGAATTGTGTAATACTCAATCAACTCTTGGATTTCTTGGAGATCCAGTATCACGTCCTAATGATTCTACACCATTAATCTCAACAAATACATCTTCAAGTATTCCTAAACTTATTTCTAATATTTCATTATTTATTCGATTGAATAACTTTACTCAAAACTCGGTTAATGCTCGTAAGGGGACTACTAGTAAAATTATCGCTCATTTACCAAGATTTGACAATAGTGGAAATGAGACGGGTGGATTGTATTTCGAACCACACGAGAAAACATATATATCATTAGATAATCCTACTGAATTACTTGTCAATTCATTTGATATTGATTTTGTGTATGAAGATGAAACGCTATGCACGGCATTAACTGCTAAAAGTATAGTGTGTCTGCATATCCGATCTAAGAAATAAATTATTATATGTCTAAAATTCATCTAACCAATATATATATTTAAAAATAATTTTCTATATATAAGTATATAAATAATATGGATCTCACAGAAGCTCAAATTGCTAAAGTGTTATCTGATTATAAAAAGAAGAGAGAAAGAGAGAATAAATATTATCATGAAGTAAGTAAGCATAGTGAAGAATTTAAATTAAAGAATAGAGAACGAGCAAAAAATCATTATCATAATAAGGGTAAGGAGATGAAAGGGAATCAATATCAAGATAATAAAGAATTCGTGAAAGCAAGATCATTGT